GGTTGATTTTATTAATGCTTATAAGGATAATGATCAAAAAATCCAATCCTTATATAAGAAAGGTTCTTTACTCGCTCAAGCGAAATTAAGAGAAAAATTATTATCTCTTGCTTTTGATGGAAGTAATACCGCTATTACAGAGGTATTGAAGTTGTTAGCTGAATTTGATAAAAACAATGCAAAAATATGATAGATCAACAGACTATACTAAGAGAGCTTAATGATGTCATGGAAGATTTGCTTGAATATCATTTTAAGGGAGAAAAGGCATTAAGTTCAACAACGGCAAAACTATACGAACGATTAATAGAAGCTGACAGATTAATGAAGGATAGGACTTATCCTGAACGTGCTGATAAGGTTAAGCAGCTTCAAAAATTGTTTGGAGTATCGTTAGCTCAGGCAAGAAAAGATATGATTCAAGCAGCTGAACTATTTAATAGGATAGATTCATTAGATCTTGCTTCTTGTATGAGACTTCTGTTGGGAAAAATACAGCAATACGAAAAGATGTGCTATGAAACAGGCAACTTGAAAGAAGGAAGACATTATTTACAATTAGAACTTGATCTTATAATGAAAATTAAAGATGCAATTGATGAGGGGCCTCAACATTTTGCACCAACTATTAATATATATACTAGCGGTAAAGAAGCTCAATCGACGATGAATTTAGCTGATAGGCGTCTTGAAAAAATAACAAAGCTTATAATGAGCTTACCTATTGAAGATGATGTAAAAGAAAAGGAGTTAAATGTTATCGGAGTTACATTACGCAAGTGAGCTAACTAAAAAAGTTGCTTTGGTTGATGCTAAAGAGACTTATGTCATAGCTGGTCGAGGTTCGGCTAAATCTACTGAGATAATTGCAGGAGATTTAGACCGACGTTTTCATGATATGCCAGGAGCTGTATTTGGATTGGTTGGTTCTACATACACGCAGGTGCAACAACGTACTTTAGCATCTACTATTAGCGGTTTAGCACGCAAAGGATATAAAGAAGATAAGCATTGGAAAATCGGACGCCCAAAAAAAAGTTGGGGTAAACCTCTATTTCAGCCATTAAGTTGGGATAGATGGATATCTATATATACAGGATGTGGCTTAGTACCAATGTCGTTGGATCGTCCTGGTCTTTCTAATTCTTATACTGTTTGGAAATTATATGGTGACGAATCAAAAACCTTCGATTATCAGTTATTCCAAGAAGACGTAGTACCTACACTAAGAGGTGCTATTGATTGCTTTCCTAATAATCCTCACAATCGTGGTATAATGCTATGTACTTCTATGCCTAGTTTGCCTGAAGGGCAATGGCTTTTGGACATGGAAAAAAGAATGAATCCAGAACTTGTGGAAACTATTTATGAACTTGCTCAAGAAATAGAGGTTATTAGATATCAATATTATACAACTAAAAGTTCTCATGTTAAAGATAAGTTATTTAAAGAGATTGAAATACGTACAAAAAACCTCAATATTCTTCGTAAATATTGTGTTCATTATATAGAAGCGTCTTCTCTTTCTAATATTGATATTCTCGGAGGTGATTATATACTTCAACAATATGATGTTCTTGGAGAGGGTAAATTTTTAACCGAAATAATGAACATTAGACCTAAGGGAACAGATATAATGTTCTATAATGGTTTAGGTAAAAGAAATTTCTATTCTGCATACGATTATGACGGTTATATAGATTCTTTCGGATTATTTCATGATGAAAGAAGTGTTAATTGGCGTAGAGATAAGGATTATAATCCTTCTCTCCCTCTATTAATGGGTTTTGATTTTGGAGTTAAGTTTAACGGTGGCGTAATTTGTCAATATAATCACTTGGAAAATAAGTTTCGAGTTTTATTCAATTTCTATGTTGAGAATGGCGGTACTATTGAAGATGCACTAAATAAATTCAATGATTATTACAAAGGCGTGCCTTATCCTCAAATATATTTATATTATGATAATGCAGGGAATAATCGTAATGGTATTATCGTACAAACTGCTGCAGAACAATTAGAAAATCTATTAATGATTAAAGGTTGGAGCGTTCAACGAATGACTAAGGGCGGTGCGAACACTCGTCATTATAAGAAGTTCTTTTTATATGAAAAGATTCTAAATGATAAGATGAATAAGTTTCCTCAACTTCTTATCAACTCTAATAATTGTGATGAGTTGATAACATCAATGAGATTTGCTAAAGCAAAGAAAGATAAGAAAGGTATGATTCAAAAGGATAAGTCTTCAGAACAGAAGTTATACATCCATCCTAGGCATGCTACTCACTTATCTGATGCTTTAGATGATGTATTCTATGATGTTATTTCAGAGGTATCTACTCAAGCGGGAGCTATAGGTTTCTAGAGTTAAATAATTATTCTTATCATTCATTCATTCGTTGTTTCACTGCCTCTTTGCTTCTTTCTTCGATAAACATTGAACTCAATAACAAAGATATTATTCTATTTTTCCTCGCTAGTATTGCTCGCTACTTTAAATTATACGTTGCATAATTTTTAAGATAGTGGCAATGCTTTTCCTTTTTTAAAATAAAACAATCACTTTGTTTAATGTATAACTGCACAAAGGCAGATAGAATAACTTTCAATAGAATATGTAACAAGTTCCATTCATTATATTGAAATACATTCTATATGTATTAACAAAAGCATCTCATTTGTAACAAAACGAGATGCTATTGTTGTTTAATAAGGTATTGTGCCTTTGGCTCAATGTCAAAATGAGACGCACTATTTTGGCTGTTAAACAATTTTAATATTTGCCTGCATATATCACCTTTTTTGAAACAATGTTACACTATTCCGAAAGGGCGAGGGGTGCTAAGGAGCGAGACAAAAACAAAAAATTATTTTTGTTTTTGGGTAATTATCTTATTTATATGCTTTTAGATGTTTTATTTTGTTTCGTTGGGCTTTTTTTAACAATATTTTAACTTTTGAGAGCTTATTTTGTCTTTATTACACTTATTTTTATGTTTTTTAACAATTAGAGTTGTATTTTTATGGTTAAATATTTGGTTATTAATTAAATAAGTCGTATCTTTGTAGGGTTATAAATAAGATTTTCAATTAAAAATGGTGGCAACATATAAAATTCAGCAATAAATTATGAATTTCTGTTCAAAAAAAAGAAGAGTTATAATTGAAGTTATCGGAGTTGAAACTAAAAATTTCTGGGAAAATGGGTACTTCAAAAGAATGAAATTACATCAACTTGCTTTTTCATTATTTGACTTTGGTATTTTGCTTTCAGTTCAGTTTTTTACTGATGACTTAGGCAATAAGCCTTTTTTCGGTTTCAGCGTTTACAAATTAATCTAATAAATTGCTGTTCTATCGGCAAGACGGGAGTTTTTATAATATGGTGGCAACATATAAAATTCAGCAATAATACTATATGAAAAATATAAACATATTAAAGGAGTTTGTCTCTTCAGTTCGTGATTTATCTAATATGAAGAGTTTAAGAGATAATTTTGTTGATTTCTTGGATTTTCAATTGTTTTTCTTTTGTGAGAATCCAACAGATGAACAAAGAAAATGGTTTTTGAATGAATCAAAATCTAAACTTGAGCCTTATAAAAAGGCAATGTTATTATTTGGTGATGGTTCTGAAAATTATGTAGATGTTTTGGGAGAATTTTTCATGTTACATATAACTAAAGGAGAAAAGGGGCAATTTTATACCCCTCAATATGTTTGCGAATTTATGTCTGCAATTGTAGAAGATAAAGAAAATTGTAATCATTCTGTTTGTGATACCTGTTGTGGTAGCGGTCGTATGCTCCTGGCAAGTGCTAAAAATTCAGACAATCCACATATCAAACAATATTATGCAAATGATATTGATATTATATGTGTGAAAATGTGTTTGTTAAACTTACTTGTCAATTCTCTTTCTGGTGTAGTTACTTGGGGCGATGGTTTAGTTCCTTTATGGATGGAGAGTAGAGATACTTTTATTCTCTCAACAAAAATGATTTACATTGATAGTAAATTTGTCAATGTTCCACAATACAAACAATACTCAAAGGAAGAAACTAAAGATTTATTTCTTTTTCCTGAGCCAATTCCAAATCCTGAAAAATCAATAATAAAGCCTTCTTTTTCTCAGATAGAATTTACGGAAAAAGTTTTTCCTATTGCAAAAGGTGAACAGCTATCATTATTTTGATAGCTGTTTTTTTTGGTGGGTTTTATTTTTTATTATACTTTTGCCTTCTCATATTATAATATGGTGGCAACATATAAAATTCAGCAACAAAATAATGATAAAAATTCATAGAAAAAGAATTGCAAAAAGAATTATTGAGCTGAGGACACAACACGAGATAACTCAACAACAATTAGCAGATGCAACAGAATTAAGTCTAAATACTATTATTGGTCTTGAAGAGGCTCGTTTTTCTGTTAATGTAGATGTTTTAGAAAAGATTGCATCTTGTCTTGGCGTAAAAGTCGACTTGGTCTAAAAAAAATTCGCCAAAGGCGAAACCGTGTTTTTTTTATTTTTTTTATTGCATACGCCAATTTATAAAATATAGCATAATGAATGGATAAACAAAGCCATTCGGTTTTATAAAGAAAATCAAAATTAGAGAAGAGCAGTTTTATACTGCTCTTTTTTTATCCTTTTTTTTTGCAACGCTCACTTCTAATTTTGTTCTATGGAAGTAGAAGAAAAATTTATTCACATTAGAGATGTTCTAAAGGATTTCGATAATGAAACTGATGTTGAAGGAAATGCTCGGTTTCATTCTCTTGTCTTTATTACTCTATCTGGAGAGATTCATCGCATTGAAAAAGCTTGTCGAAGAGCTTTGCCTCAAAGAGTAGCAAATGTTAAGACTTTGCGAAATTGCTGTGATGAATCTACTGGTAATATGTGTCTATTTAATTTTCGTCTTCTTATTGGCTTTAATGGAATGAAAGTAAAATATTAATGATGATTAAACCAGAAGTTATTAAAATAGGTGATTCCTATTGTATTATTCAAGTCGGTAAGTCTTTTTTGGAGCAAACAGATGATTACACAAAGCTTGTTAATGATGCTTTAAGTGGCAATTTATCTTATGCTATGGGTGGCGTGGTTCACCAAAATACAAAAGATGGTTCTGTTGAAGTTTCTCCTTTTGGAATAACAAATTCTTTTCCTTCTCAATTGCTCTCTCTTATCTCAAATGATTATAAGGCTTTACAATTAAACATTTTTAATTCTGATCAAATTTATGGTGCAGGTCCTATTCTTGTGAATAAATATACAAAAGAAGAGGCTTTGGTTAAAGATGTTAAACCTATATATGAGTGGCTTGAAAGTTGGGGGTACAAGTCTTATCTACAAGCTCAGATTGCAGATTATTCAGCATTTGTGAATTGTTATTCTGGAGTAATTCAATCGTTAGGTTCTACAACATCATCTTCTTATTCTCCTGTAATTTCTTCTCTTTATCATTTAGAAGTAGATCAAGTTAGACTTGAGGTAATGGATGATAAAGGAAAGATTAACAATGCAATAATTGGTGATTGGAGCGGAATAAATTGCCGTAATATAAAAACGGAATTTTATAAGCTACCAATGTTTGACATTTCTAATCCTAGGAAAAATAAACTTAGTGTTTACCATGCAAAAAGAAAAGTAAGCGGTTATCCTTATTATTCTTTTCCTGCATATTTTAGTGTATTAGATATGTGGTTGCCCATAGCAAATGCAATTCCAATTTTTCATAAATCACTTTTGGAAAATGGGATAAATGCTAAGTATCACATTGAAATCAGTCAAGAATACATTAATAGTTTAGTTACAGAAAAAAAGAATGCTTGTGCAGGTAATATAGCTAAAATGAATTCTATAACTCCTAAATCCGTATTTAATGAAGAAAAAACACGACTTATGAAGGAACTTACGGATGTAATGAGTGGTGCTAAAAATGCTGGGAAATTCTTTGCCAGTGGTAAAATGTTAGATTCTGAAGGACATTCAATTTCTGTTGTCTCAATTACACCGATAGAAAATAAAATAAAAGAATTGTCTGAAGCTCATTTAAAACTAAATGAACAGGTAAACTCGGAATATTGTTCTGCATTTTCTGTAGATCCAAATTTAGCATCTATCACTATTGGAAGCGGTAAAATGAGTTCTGGTAGTGATAAGCTTAATTCATATAACGTACACCAAAAGACGAAAACGCCTATTCCTCGTGAAGTTGTTTGTGAAGCCGTCAACCACGCTATTAGAATAAATTTTCCAAAAAGTGAGGTTGATTTGTCGTTTAGATCAATTCAACTAGTTAAACAAGAAGAAAATAAAAATGGAGTTGCATAATGAAAAAATTTATTGATGTATTTACAGACCTAGATGATTTTTGCACGTATGTTCCAAACGTTTTAGTTTCAATTGAACCTGTAAAAGTTGAACGAGCTTGCCAAATAGCAATAGACAACTACATTCTAAAAATGTTTGACGTATCAATTTTTGACCGTTCAGAAGAGGAAATAAAGGAATGCTTGCGGAATATAATTGCAAATTATGCAGCTTATGAGATGCAAAAAATTGGAAATGTCGCAATGTCTGATCAAGGTTCTTTCTATTTGGAAGGTGAAAATATGAAGGCAAATTTTGGAGATAAACAAGATGCGTTGGAGCATTTCGCTACTACTGCAGATAATTATCTTGATACTCTCCTATCCATTTGTAAAGAAAAAGGCATTAAAATAAAGGCTAAAATACTTTCTACTTATTTCTCTTCGCTTGAAGAATTTGAACAATTTAAATTTTTATCTGGTTCTTTAAGAACGTTTCTAGCTCTACAACCTCAGATAATGCAAGTTGAAAAGATACATATTTTACCAAGAATAAATTCAATCTCCACTATTCCTGCAGATTTGCTATTTGCAATTCGTGGTTATGTTGCTAATCAAGTTGTATTATCGGCAATGTCACAACTTAGATCTGGGGCAAATGGTTTTATTATTTCTTCATTCATGTCTTCATTAAATCAAAAATGGAATAAGGAAGAAATGCTTGATAGAAAGAAATCTATTGAGGCAGATTTGAACAGTTATTCTTGTCTATTAGAAACTGAACTAAATAAACTTTTTCCAGTCGAAGATTCAATATTTCAAAATTTACCAGAAAATAAAGGCTTTATTTTATAACAATAAATGACAATGGACGAAAATATTTTTATTTGTGATGGTGATATAGAGATAAAATATACTCTTAAGGTTAATGGATTAATTCCATTAATTGGAAGCGTGCCTTTTTACTTGAGATATTACAATCCTAATGATGAAAAAAACTACGTAGAAGCTTCTTTTGATGGAGTAAATTATAAAAATATTACTCCTGAAGGTGATCATTATATTATTGCAATTAAAGATGTACATTTTGTTCCTGGTAGAATGTTTTGTTGGGAAAAGATTGAAGTACCGTCTACATATTTTAGTAATGGAAAGCGAACCGATTCTTCAAGATATGATGTTGGAGAGATAATTCGTGAGGTAGACGGTGAAGAGAACTTGAATAATAATCAAGTAAATTTTGCACAGGGAATTTGGTTTGATTTTCCTACTCAATTTGTCAATGTCCTTCCTAATGTTGGAGAAAGTAATACTATTTATTTTGTTCCGAATGGAATAAATACAGATTTAATGATGAGCTCGGAAATGGGTTGGCACTATATTGGAAATACTAATATAAATCTATCGGCTTATTATACTAAGGTTGACATTGATAATTTACTTAAAGACTATGTTAAGTCGGCTCTTGGGGGCAGATTGCTTAATGAAGATGATATAAGTATACTTAACGATGCTGTTACTAATGATGATCTTACTGACGTACTTAAAGACTATGTTATTGCAGGCGAAGGAGAGCGTCTTCCTACTGAATTGGAACTTTCTATACTTGATGATGCTGTTACTAATGATCATCTTTCTGAAACTCTTAAAGGCTATGTTCCTGCTAAGGCGGGTGAAAGAATGATTTCCGATGAGGAAGGAGACATTATTGGAGATGCTGCAACTAAAGCAGAAATTACCGATGCATTAACCGCATATTCAGAAACAAAAGAACTAACAACTATTGAAAACATTAATATAAATGAGTTACAAGTTTTTAAAGTTAGAGATGAGAAAAAAAATGTAGAATTAAGACTTCCAATATCTGTATTACTTAATGCTGCTAAAGCTGCTAATTTGCAAACTGAGAATCCTTTATTTGGAGAGCAAGACGGTAAGCACAGTATTTATACTTGTAATTCCGCCTTTGTTCTTGGCACAACTTCAGTATGGATAAATGGCAAAAAATACTTTCGTGATAAACAATATGTTGAAGTGGATGACAAAACAATACAATTAACAAATTATCTACCAGAGCCTACAGATACATTATATATTGAGGGTTATTGGCAACAATAATATAGTTATGGCTGAAAAAGATTACAGATTTAACGCAAAGCAACTTAAAAAAGTTAGTCAGGAAGAGGCTGATGAGCTTTTTGACAATGAGGCTATTTCTAAAGAAAAGGTTAGCGGTATTGTAAGCTCAATGCAGGTAAAGCAAATAATTATTACTAATGTTTTGCCACCGATTGAAGAACAGGTTGAAGGTGTGTTATATGGTATATATGTGGAATAATGGTAATAATTGGACAAAAAGAGATAGAGCGTTTTGTTATTGACAATCACGACTTATTCGCAATTGTCAATGATAACAAGTTGATTTGGGGGCATTGGATTCTAATTATTCCTGATAATCTTCTTTTCAACTTAGTAAATGAAGAAAAAACATACAAGGTTTCTTGTGTAGCAGAATGGCAAATGGAAGATGTCTTTGCAAGTGATGCTGGAAGATAATTTGATAATAAAACTGAAATAAAATATTATGGCACAAATAGGTAAATTTGAGATCACACCGAATGTTGGTGCAGCCGGCACAACGCAGATAAGTGCAAAATTGGCTATTGCAAATACAGGTAGAGCGGCATATATAAAATACGCAAAACACTATATGACAAATGAAACGTCTAAGTTTGCTACTATGACGTTAAATGCAGCTGGCAAACCTGCATTTATGACACTTGGAGAAACTTCTAAAAGTGTAGCGTATAACATAACTAACTCTACATTCAACGTATCAGCCACTAATGCAAGTAAATTCCAACTTGTAAAAGTTAGTGGAAAGGATTTGACGCTTGCCGTAAATAGCGGTTATACAGTGTCTGCTTTAGTTGGAACATTTACAGGAGATCCTGGCAATGCCGCAGAATTTGCAACGCAAATCAAGGTCGGAATTTTGCAAAACAGCACTTCGGCAGAGGTGAGTGCAGTTTATAAAGTACAATTTTGGGATGGTGGTTCTTATACTGATGCCGGAACTATCACATTAACGCAAGCAAGTGCAGATGCTGGCTTAATAATCACAGCAAATCCTTCAACAGTTCCTAACTATGCTAATACAGCAGGTTATAAGGATGTAGTCATTACTTCAAACTTCGCTTTTAACATCGTTGAAAATAACGGTGTAGATGTCAGTTGGTTAAGTTTAACAGACACCACAGGAACTGAAATAACAAGCGGTGCTATCGGTGACACAACTGTAAGAATCAATGTAACTGCTCAAGCGGTTGCAGCTGCTCAACGAAGCACGCAAATCAACTTTAAAAATCCTGTATCGGGAGCAATTTTATTGACTTTGACTATTACGCAAGTTGCGGGTGCTGCAAGGGCTATAAGCTTATCACTTTCAACGCTCTCATTTGCCCAGAATGAAGTAAATGTAGTTAAGAATTTCAATGTTGTTGCTAACGATGACTGGTACAGCGAAGAAAGTGCATCTGCTTAATATTTTAGTGATATATGACTATTGATTGGTTAGAGATAAGTACTATGGATGGTGTCGCTGGTACAACGCAAATAAGTTTACACGCTTTAAGTGCTAATAATACTTTTCAAGATAGAAGCATTACGTTGGATTTCAGAACTACTGCTGATGATGTGAAAAGAGCTACAATAGTTATTACGCAAACTCCGAAAAACTTAATCATTATAACAAGGAACGATATTATAATTGGACATCAAAGCACAAGTATAGGTTATGGACTATAAGGACATTGAAGAATTAAACGAAGAAGCCGAAATTAATGGTGATGAAAAAGTGCCAGTAAGTGGGACAAGTTTTGTTTCATTTAATACTATTAAAGATTGGATACTGAATAGCATCTTAATAGTTAATAGAATTGTCTCCTCTATTCAAAACATCACCATAACGTCAAGATTACAAGTTAATCCTGGGCAAGCAGCTGGAAACTACAATGAAGGAATAAGAGTTGCTAATGCAAGTAATGGTTATAGTCTTGTTAGCTTAGGAGCTGATCCAACAACTAATAGTGGTCTCAACGCAGATGGGAAAGAATGGTTTTGGGTCAAATATCCAAACGGCGAATGTGGCATTATTCCTAATTCCTCAACAATTTCTCTAGGACTAAGAATGGTTAACGGAGGCGAATTATATTGGCGTAATGCTGCTATCCCGAGAGATACGGTGTATGGTAACATAACGACGGTTGTCTCTTACAGTAATGTAATCGCCTTGATGAATGCTAATGCTGCAAATATATATTACTTCAAAATTACTCCAACAGCTAATTATACAATTAATATTACATCACTGACTAATCTAATATCTGACCGAGAATATTCTCTTATTTTATTGGTAACAGCTAATACGTATACATTGACAATTGATGATAGCCGGACAGGAAGAACATTTCAAAATTATAGTTCCGAAGCTCTTATTTCAGTCAAATTTCGAAAAATAGGAACAGCAATAGTAATTACTTATATTACTGCGGTATAGATGCAAATAAATAAATAAATAATAATAATAATCAACATGACAACAACAATTTTCACACCAGAACTAATAAGAGTTCTAACAGTCACATTATTTTTCTATGTTCTTGTTTTAGTTTGCATTTTTGCAGACTTGATTTCAGGAATTAGAAAAGCAAAAAAAAGAGGCGAAGCCAGGACAAGCAAAGGCATTAGAATGACGGTAGAAAAAACAATCTCCTACTATTTATTTTTAATCGTATTTACTGTGCTTGATATGGTCTCGGTAATATGCTGCATACATTCGCTTATTGGCATTCCTATTGCTCCTTATTTCACTGGTATTGGAACTATTATTGTAGCAATTATAGAAGTCATCTCTATTTTTGAAAATGCTGACAGAAAAACGAAAAAGAAAATAGATCAAGTTTCTGACATAGTTAATAGCCTCTATAAAGATGAAAAAATAGTCTCAGCAATAAAGGATGCGGTTATTAATAAAATTAAAAAGGAGGCGGAATAATGAATATAGGACAAAAAGGGATAGACCTAATTAAACATTGGGAATCTTTGCACGATGGAGACCTAACAATGATTGGACTTCAACCAAAAATGTGTCCTTCGGGGTACTGGACCGAAGGCTATGGGAACGTTATTTTAGGTAGTGATGGAAAGATGCTTAAAGGGGAAGCGAATAAGGCTTTAGCTTATAAACTTTCTACAGTTAAAACAGAGAAAGAAGCGTTGGAACAACTTTACAATAATACAAATAAAAATTACGGATTATTTGTTGGGAGTTTGGGCTTGAACCTGACACAAAATCAATTTGACGCATTGACTTCTTTCGCTTATAACTGTGGAAAAAACGCTTTAAGAACCTCTACTTTGTTGAAAGCAATTAAAGCAAAAGCATCTGGTAAGGATATAACTGCCGCTTTTCTTCTGTACAATAAGTCCAATGGAAAAGTAATGCAAGGATTAATAAATAGAAGAAAAGCTGAAGCTCAGCTATTCTTAAGTTAAAACAATTAATAATTAGTAGTATGAAAAAGTATTTAATTTTAGT